TGTATCATATCTGCCTTCGACAATGGTGTATCTGTCGGTTATATCACCGAACTTATCAAATCTATAAAATTCGAATAAACACTTTTCTTTCTAAGGTAAGAGGTGAGGACAGTGGGAAGGTAACCCCTACTTTCCCTCCTTTACATTATAGCGTAACACGCTGACAATCTATCCTATTCAAATGTAACAGAACTTTTTGAAGGGTTATAAACCATCCTTACGATTTGTGCTAAGCCCCCGCATCATGCATGTTCAGCCTCCGCAACATGCGTGCTGGGGTTTTGTACGATGAAAAAGAACTGAAAGGAATGATTATAGTGATGCCCTCAACGTATAGAGAGATGTGCCCTCTCTTTTATAATCGTTATCCTACTGTATTTCAGGAGAAGCATGATAAGGAAAGAGGCTACCCAAGCCACAGACACATTCTATGATTAGTCAACATCCAGCTCTCGACTTAGTCCTCAATAGAGAACGACACCTACAATAGATAAACAGGATAAGAAAGAAATAAGTACACCTCTTTTACCAAAAAAAGGGACTGATAAACAGCCCCTTTGTAATAATGTTTCTTGGTCGGGATGACCAGATTTCAGATGCAATTTTTATCTTTCTAATACGCTGATTTTCAATAGGGCCATTTTAGGTTTTTGCTAAAAATTCACCGAGTTTTCACCGATATTGTACTTTTGATATGTCTTTGCAAGTCAAATATTTGAGAGATTTTCTCTTTCAAATATTTGACAACTTATACCGTAAAATCACTCTCTAATCCTTTTCGGATGCATCCTAATCACACGACATTCGCTACTTTTTTAGCAGGTTTTTCAGACGCTCCTTCAACGAGCTTAGCAGTCAAACGCTCGATGGTTTGTTGCTGATGTTCTATGGTCTTCTGTTGCATTGATATTATAGAATACAGTTTATCTGTATCCGTTTCCTCCTCCTTTTTCTCTCCCATAATCAACCAGTTAGCATCTATTCCGCTGAAACTGGTTAATATCTTCATTATGGTCTCATAATTAGGAGCATTCCTACCAGACACGATATTATTCGCAGAACTCCAAGGAATGTTTAATTTACGAGCAAATGTGTTCACCGTGTGCCCTTCTTTTTTCATCAATTGAGCAATTCGAGTTGTAATAGTTTCTTCTTCCATTTTCATTATTATTTAAGAAATGAGAGAAATAATCTCTCATTTATTTGGTTATTTCAAATAAATGTTAGAACTTTGCGCTACGAAAGTATAACTTGCGCTACGAAAATAGTAAAAATCTATCGAGAGCGCAATAAAATGAACATTAAAAATATAAAAAATGAGATTTAAAGAGTACATCGATTCTCTTCCCAATCAACGGTATGAAGAGATTATGAAATTAAGTAAATTATGCCGTGTGAATGAGTCCACGGTATATAGATGGTTGAGAGGCGACTTTACCCCCGACCCACTGAAGAGAAAGGTAATCTCGGAGTATCTTAAGATACCAGAAAACGAGCTCTTCCCTAATGCATAAAGAATGTCTAAACTGCGATTCTCATCGCATGTGCATAAATGGTATTTACTGTAACTTACTTGAAAAGTATGTTCAGTATTCTACGGAAAAAGAATGTAAAACAAATAAAACAGTCCTATGAAAGTAAAAGAATTTGAAAAAGCTATTGACGCATTAAACTTAGGTATCTTTGTCGATGAAATGAAATTACGTCATTCTAATGTTCGTCAAGTAACTGGGCATCTTGAGAATGAAGGCATTATATGGAATGAAAAAGGAGAGGCTTTCTCTACTACCTTTGAATGGAGAGAAAAAGAAGAAGATGGTAACCTTGTAGGAGTATTCGGTAGCTCGCAGGAAAGAAACAAATTGTATGATCTTAAATTTGAATAACTATGACCAGCATTAGAAAAGTTAGGAAAAAGGTTATCCGCAAAATGGGCTTCAGAATGAGCCTTAGGTTTTATTACAAGAACTCGAACGAAAAGTTAAAGTTAACTCCGTCTGTTAGAAAGAAAATAAGACAGGGGCTAACAGAATATTTAAGAAAGCAATGTTTGTAGATGTAGATCGTTGGGAGAATTACTCCATTCAAGATCTTACAGAGTGGGATCTTAAACTACTACGTGCTGCATTACGGGCCTATGTTCAATGTAATTTTGGGCACGTATCTAAAGCCGACCGACTACGGATTTTGATCTTTGATAAAGAATTTAGAAATATTATGAAAGATGAAAATGAATTGTAAAGAAACGAAAAAGCGGTGGACCGCAGAGGAAGCTGAGTACATTCAACAGAATCTTGGTAAAGTCTCTCTTGAAAAAATGGCTGCGCATCTTAACAGAAGTTCAATGTCCGTCAGACTCTATGTACTACGGAAGCGAATCTCTCCAAAAACAGCTATCAAGAGAAATATATTAATGCAGATGTTGAAGATGAAATTCAGACACCCGGAAGATTTCAGTCCGACAAGAGCATTCTATCAAGAGACTAATATCAATCAGCGTCGTTGGTGGGACTTGTACTACGGACGAAAATCTATTACAGCTAAGGAATACGCTGCAGTGGCAGATTACTTAGGCTTAACCATTCAAGAAGCCTTCGAATCACGTCAATTGACGTTTTTCGAGGGAAATGAGGAATAAGGAATATGATTGATAAGAATTTCATTGAAAAGGTTAAATCATCTCTGAACATTGTAAATGTAATAGAGACCTTTACCCACCTGCACAAGACAGGTGCGAACTATAAGGGCGTATGCCCCTTTCATGATGACCACTCTCCTTCAATGGTGGTCAGCCCATCAAGACAGACATATCACTGCTTCGTATGTGGAGCGAGTGGAGATGTCATATCCTTTGTTCAGAATCATCTGAACATTAGCTTCATGGAAGCACTCCGATGGTGTGCAAATCAAGCAGGCATCGAGTTCCCTACCAAGGAACTCACACCAGAGGAAGAAGCTGCCTACAAGAGAAAGGAAGCACAGCGCATCGCAATAGATGCTGCTGCAAAGTTCTTTCAAAAGAACCTTGGGCAAGCGGAGAGTTTCCTTTCATCACGTGGGTATAGTATTTCAGATAAAGCGTTGACCGATTTCGGTGTCGGTTATGCCCCCATGGGCAACCTTGCCCTTGCAGAACTTTCTAAAGCAGGTTATTCACAAGAACTATTACAAGAGGTTGATGTCCTTGGGAATAGCGAAGGTCGTTTGTACGACCGATTCCGTGACCGCTTAATGTTTCCTTTCTACGACATGCAAGGTCATATCATAGGTTTCTCTGGGCGAATAGTGACTCCAAACGATAAAACTGGTAAATATGTAAACACAGGCGAAACACCTCTATTCACGAAGGGTAAGCACATATTCGGATTATACCAGGCACGCAAGAGCATAGGTAAGACAGGCTTCTCTTATCTTGTTGAAGGCCAGTTTGACGTTATGTCTCTTCACAAGGTAGGTGTTGAGAATGTCGTAGGTGGAAGCGGTACGGCCTTCACCGATGACCAGGTGAAGCTACTGCTACGCTTCACCGATGATATCATCATGATTTACGATGCAGACCCTGCTGGAGTCAAGGCTTCGTTAAAGAACTGCGAGCTGCTTCTGAAGGCTGGGGCAAAGGTGCGTTGCATCCGCCTCGAGAAAGGCATGGACCCAGACGAGTTCGCAAAAGCAAATGGCAGCCTCACAAGTAAAAAACTGAAGGACTTAACAGAACCCTTCCCAAAGGCATTCAAGCGCATGATCCTCCCACGAGGCTGCAAGGACGAAACTGTTATAACAGACTGCTTGAATTCCATCTGTACCCTCGTAGCGTGTGTGCAAGACCCCGTTCTCCGCCTCGAATATATCAAGACGATTACAGAAGACTTTAGAAGCAAAATTGGTATCATTGATAATAAGGTACGAAATATTCGTAACAAACTGAAAGAATCAGCTGTGCAGACAAACACACAGACTGGCATCTTCGGTATCGATGCGTTGAAAGAGAATATTGAAAGTGACCGTCCTGCAATCATCACCTCTGTAATGCAAGACTTCCTCGATGGATATGGAGAAGAACCTATCGTATATGTATCTGGACGGCCTTCAACCAACGATATCCAAGAGTTACGAAGAGTCTATTGTTATTTTATTTCTTCAGAGACAGGTTGCAGCATTACAGATGATGGAGATGAAAATAATTACTTGCATACTCTCACAGAGATGTTTCGTGCAGGTATTAGGATAGATATGACCTTCAGTGATAGTACAGGTTCGTTCCTTGACTATTACATAGCATTGCACGGTAAGTTCTTCGAAAACTTCAATGGAGACCGAGTTCCTCTTGTTTCACGTTGTATCGAACTAACGTCCTATGCGGACGAAACTGTTATAACCATAAACAGAAATCATTACTGTTCTTTGCTCAAGCTGACCAAGGGTCAGTTTGACGAGATAAGAAAGCCATTCGTCCTCAAGCGTAAGTCTGCTATGAAGGTCAGCATGCAAGCTGATAACCTCGACGATGAAGAGTTTGATGTAAACGAACCACCAGAATATGTACAAGAAAATGAAGAGTACAGAAGAATGTGGAAAGAGAGTGGATATTATCCACGCCTCAATAAGAAGAGCGAACCCGTGTGCTACATGTTCCGCAATAAGAATGGTAATGGCATGACGCAAGTTGCAGACTTCTTCATGACCCCATTACTTCATATCTTCTCTGATGATTTCGAACAAAACAAGCGTGTACTGCGTATCAATCGTAGATATTACGAGACACCTATATATATAGAGATACCTTCTAAAGCTATGCTGAAGATGTCTTCTATCGAAGAGGTCTTAATCAATTACGAAGCTGTGAACTTCAACGGCGAAGAATGGCAATGGAAGGCAATTAAAACATATATGAGTCGCCACTTCGTGATGTGCTCAGAGGTGAAGACCTACGGTAATCAGCAGAGCGAAGGTATGAGTCGCAAAACAGATGAACAGTTCTTTGCCTTTGCGAATGGTATCTTTCACAACGTCGACGGTCAGTGGGTGTTCGACCCAGTTAACGAACTGGGTGTTGTTACTCACAATAAGAACAACTATTACCTGCCTGCTTTCTCAACTATCTACGCAGGTAGTGGTAAGCAATCAGATAAGTACGAGCTTATTAGTCAGCTTGTATATAAAGAGGTTCCAGCTGAGAAGAAGGTCAGCTTCGAAAAGTGGGCTTCGCTGATGGACCAGGTATATAAGATTAACGACAATGGTAAATGGGCCTTAGTTTTTGCCATCATGTGTGCCTTCAGAAGCAACATCCACTGCATCGATAGACTTTTCACCGCTCCCTTCTTTATGGGGCCAATGTCGTCAGGTAAGACACAGATAGCGATATCAATCCGCTCGCTGTTCATTTCTCCTAATATACCTATCTTCAACCTTAACACAGGTACCGATGCTGCGATGTCTACCATTATGGGTACATTCAAAGATGTCCCCGTTGTTCTTGACGAATACAACAACAAGGATATCAGTGATACCAAGTTCCAAGCTCTGAAAGGTATCGTATATGACGGTGATGGTAAGCAGAAGCGAAAAGGTACATCTGGACGAGAGATTGAGAACGATAAGGTATTTGCCCCTGTCATTATCTGCGGTCAAGAGACACCACAGCGTGATGACAACGCACTTATGAGTCGTGTGATTGTCTGCGAGGTGCCCAAGCCTCGCAATCGCACACCAGAAGAGGTGCGCATCTTCGACGAACTGAAGACGATTGAAGATCCTAATAAGATAGGTCTTTCAAATGTGCTTCTTCAGATACTTGAGCTACGCCCTATGTTCATGGACCATTTCAGAAGCCTTAAGCAAGAGGCGTACAATGAGCTGAAACAAGACATCATCAACTCTGGTGAGATGGACCGCTTAATGAAAACAGCATCTCTCTTCCTTGGGACTGTTAAACTAATCGAGCGATATTCGAACCTCCACCTACCCTTCTCTTACGATGAGTTCTTCAAGATTGTACAAGAGAAAGTACAATTCCAGCTATCACTCATTCGTAGCACGGATAAGCTCGCAATGTTCTTTACAGCGATGAACAACATGATTGACACGAGACATATCCTTGAGGGACGTGAGTTCCTCATCGAACAGCCTAAGAAGGTTACAGGTAAAGACTCACGTGGAGATTCAAAAACCTTCACCTTCGAGACAGGTACGAATGTCATGTTCCTACGCTTGAGTGCGGTGTTCAGTATTTTCGACAGAAGCGGATATAACAATGAAAACAGTACCCTGTCAACAATAGAACAGAACCTACGTAGTCATACTTCATACATAGGAACAGTCTCTTCAAGACGATTCACATGGGAAGAAACTGTCGATACTGTTAATACCCACGACGGATCGATGGTTAAAATCAGACAGCAAAAGAGCACATCCACAAGTGCTATCATTATTGATTACGACAAGTTTGTCGAATCATATAATATAGACTTCAGAAGAGACTTTCCTGAAGACGCAAACAAAGACAGCAAGCCTGTCGAGACCAAGGTAACTAATACAACTGAAGAACCACTGAAAAAACAGCTTTCGCAAGACTTGCCTTTTGAGCCGTCAGACGAAAGCGACGAACCTTTTTAATGAGGGTTTCATTCTTATTCCTTGGAGCCGTGCCAGTTCGGATGAATAGGCACGGCTCATTTTCTATCTATTTAACTAACATTCTTTCTTACATTTTAAACTGCCAAAGCCGGCAAAAAATCCCCCGTACCCCCAATTTTCAGAAGAAACCTCGAAAACATGACTTTTGAAAATAAAATTTTAGAAAACACCGTCCTACAATCCTACAATCCTACAAA